GTTTCATTAAGTAAATTCCTCTACACTCTCAATTAATAGTTTGCAGCGCTTTTTAATTAAATAGTTTAATACTTTTGACTTATGCGCTATTTTTTGATTGTCAGATCTATTTATAATAGTATTTTTTAGTTCTTTAGGAGTTTCAGATAAATCAATAAGCATTTTATTGCGGCAGTAATTGCGATAAACTTCTTGATCCATAATTTCTTTAAGATTTTCTGCGTTTTCAAAAAACATATCCATTTTTTTCTTTGTCATTGGAGATTGGCGTATTCCATCAACAAAGGTATTATCGGGACTTAAAACGTTTGGAACTCCATCACTAGAATCGCCTTTTAAAATTTGGTCAAACAAATATCGACGAGGATTAGGATCTTGAATAAACTTTTTAGTCATTGGAGAAAATTGACGCACATTATTATATTTCTGCAATTGAATAAAGTCTTTATCTGCAGAAACAATCATGACATCATCGTGTTGGCCAAACTCTTGCGTTTGTTCTACAAGAGTACCAATAATATCATCAGCTTCACATCCATCAACTTTAATGGTTTTATACGGTAAGTTTTCGCCAATTTCTTCAAACACTAAATTAATAATCCGAAAGATTTCTTTCCAATCTAGGGATGATTCTTCACGTCCATCTCGGCGCTTAAATTTATATTGGGGAAAAACATCTCGACGCCAATTAGAAGAATCAGTGGCAATAATCATTTGACCATATTCTTTACGAAATTTCTTATTATACATTCGAATAGAGTTTAGAATCATATGACGAATCATATCTTCTTGTATATCTAGCTTTTGTGTAATAATATTTGCAATTGCGATTGCGTTGTAGTCAATAATAATAATGAGACCATCCTCCAGATAGGTTCTTTCCAAATTTATAGTAATATTATACACTATTCTTCATCATCTGTAAACAGTTCATCGCGTTTTTTATCATTTATTTTTTTAACGTATTTAATTACATCATGAATTTCGTCCATTGGTTCTTGAAGGAAATGTTCTTTTCCATCTACACGATACATCATAGCAACCATCATATTCATTATGACTCCTAAATCTCTTACAAGACTTAGTTGAGTAAGTGGATTATATCCATTAGTTGCTAAACTATTCACAACGTCATCCATTGCTTGATGCGCAATATATTCATAATGATATTTAGCTTCTTCTAATTCTTCTACTTTTTCTTTAGAAGTCTTTAATTTTTCTTTTCTATTTGGAAATTGTAAAATATTATCGTTAGACATTTTGAATTCCTTTTACATGTTTTGCATGTATTTTACAACCTATAAACTCGTTGTAATATTCATCACTAAAAAGAACTTCTCTGTCAAATTGCTCTTTAGCCTCTAAATAAGACATTGCGCCTTTTGTGCTACATAAATGTAATATCTCACGCTTAAAATTTTCTCGTCCTTGAGATTCTACAAGCATTTTCACTTGTTCACTAGAACCAAAATAGTCTTTCCAATCAGATTCTTTTTTGACGATGCGACGTCTTGTTTTTCCTTTTAGAGGAGGTAAACGTCTAGTTGCCAAAAAGTTCTTTTTGCCTACATATTTTTTATTATTAGAAAGATCAGTTATAATATACACAAAGCCTACATAGTCTTCTATATTCTCTGATTCAAATAACTGATCTTTATAAGTCCATTCATTCATTAAATAATACCATGTTGTTTAGTATTATTTATTAGTCGTCGTATTCATCCCATTCATACTCATTTGAGTATCCGCTATCATTAAAATCTAAATCATCTCGTGTTTCATATCCACAAAATGGACAAAACGTGGGAAGAACTCCTTCTTCTTCAGCTTCTTTAGATTTAACTTCGTATTCGATTTCGCAATCTGTGCAAATTACCTTAGACATTATTGGTTGCTCTCCTCATTAATATGCCTTGATATTTTGTATATATTAAATTAAAGGCTTAGACCCTTTAATGTATTTTCGTCTACATCTTGTTTAACACCACCAATTACATAAGATGAAATTTCCGTTTCCTGTGGAGCAACTTGTACGTTGCCTCCGCCAATCCATTTTTCGGTCCAAGGGAGTGGATTTGCTTGTGGAACAGAATAAGGAGATGGAACACTAATAGCTTTCATACGTTTATTAGCAATCCATTCAATATAGTTATAAAGCAATTTAGCATTTAAGCCAATCATTGAGCCATCTTTAAAGAGGTAATCTGCCCACTGCTTTTCCTGATCTACGGCATCAACAAACATTTGTACGACTTCGTCTTCGCACTCTTCTTTAATTTTTGCAAAATCTGAATCGTCTTTTATGAGTGCTTTAATCATGAATGAAGACGCAGCAAGGTGAGTATTTTCATCACGAGCAATGAACTTAATAATCTTGGCGTTGCCTTCCATCTTTTTAAGTTCTGCAAATGCCCACGAACATGCAAACGATACATAGAACCTTACACCTTCAAGAATATTAATTGAATTAAGAGCCAACCAAAGTTTCTTTTTTACATCATAAAGATCTACATTAACTTCTTTGCCATTGACTGTGTGAACACCTTCGTCCAATAGATTATACCATGAATTTGCTTCAATACATTCGTCATAATATCGAGAAATATCTGTAGCGCAATCTGCAATTTCTTGAATATCAAGCATCTCATCAAATACCTTTGATGGATTAGCATACACATTACGAATAATATGCGTATAAGAACGTGAATGGATTGTTTCCATAAATGTCCAAGCCATAACTAATGGTTCAAGCTCAGGTAAAGATGCTACAGGCAATAGTGTTTCAACTGGACCACGACCTTGAACAGAATCAAGTAGAATTTGTCGTTTTAAGTTAGATGTAAAGATATGTTGCTCATGCGTAGTAAGTGCACGAAAGTCTGCTTTATCTTTCGATACATCAATTTCTTCTGGCCTCCAAAAGAAGCCAAGTTGCTTGTCAGTAATCTTATCAAGTTCTGGATACTTTACTTGATCGTATCGAGCAATGTCAATACCTTCGTCGTAAAACATCGTTGATTCTAGATGCGATTTTGTTTTTTGTTTAAATACAGATGCCATTTATTCCTCTATCTCTGCTAATCCTAATATTATAACATATATTGTACTTATTGTACATATTAAATTTTACATGATTCGCAATCTTCATCATCTACTATTTCTGTTGGAAGATCTTTTGTTTCAGGACTATCATTCCATTCTCCGGCTCCATCAAATGTATTGTTGTAATACATTTGCTTTCCGCCAAACTTATAGAACGTAATCATATCTGTAATTAAACGAGACATTGGTACTTTACTATCTTCAAAGAATTCAGGATTATACGATGTATTTACTGAAATGCCTTGATCGATATATTTTTGTAATATAGCACAAATTTTAAGGTATCCATCAGGTGATTTTTGATTCCACAATAGATCATACTTATTTTTCAAGTGGTGATAACCAGGAACAACTTGAGCCATAACACCATCTTTTGATTGTTTATAAGATACTAAAGCACGAGGTGGTTCAATACCATTTGTTGAATTAGAAATTTGAGCTGAAGTTTCGGCAGGCATAAGAGCCATCAATGTAGAGTTGCGAATACCTGTATTTTTCAGTTGCTCACGTAAACCATTCCAATCCATACGCTCTTCAGGAGAAACCAAAGTATCTACTTCTTTCTTGTAAGTATCAATTGGTAGAATCCCTTGAGAATATTTAGTTTCGTTATTCTTTGGAATAGTCCCTTTTTCTGTAGCAAGGTCTGCAGAAGCTTTGATTAGATAATAGCTCCAAGCTTCGGCATAACGATCTACTTCTGTTAATGCGGCATCATCATATTTCAATCCACGCTTAGCAAGAAAATACGCAAGGTTAATAATACCAACTCCAAGAGGACGACGATCCATAGTAGAACGTTGAGCAGCTGGTACTGGATAGTTCTGATAATCAAGCAAAGCGTCTAATGCTCTAACAGCAAGTGTGCAATACTTCTCAAACTCTTTAGGATCGTTGATTAGTCCCCAGTTAATAGCTGAAAGAGTACATAGCGAAATTTCTCCCTCAGTATCATCTGAAGAACTTAAAGGTTTTGTTGGTAGATCTATTTCAGCACAAAGATTGGATTGGCGAATAGGAGCAAGATCTGGTAAAAACGAACCATGCTCATTAGCATGATCTACATTTTGCAAATAAATTCGGCCGGTATCTTTACGTTCAGTCAAGAATTGAGAAAAGACTTCCATTGCGGCAAGTGTTTTCTTACGAATAGAAGTTTTACGTTCATACATTTCATAAAGTTTTTTAAACTTATCTTGATCAGAATAAAAAGCATCATACAAATCTGGCACTTCGTCCGGTGAGAACAATGTAATATTGCCACCAGTTAAAAGACGCTCATACATCAACTTATTAAATTGAAACGCGTAGTCCATTTGACGAACTCGAGTTTCTTCTGTACCTTTATTGTTTTTCAATACAACAAGATCTTCAAACTCATAGTGCCATACCGGAAGATACACAGTTGCTGCACCACCACGAACACCACCCTGTGAACATGATTTTACCGCGGCTTGAAAGTACTTCAAGAACGGAATAAGACCTGTATGTACAATAGATCCATCATTAATTTTAGAACCAATTGCGCGAATAGAACCAGCGCCAATACCAATACCGGCTTTCTTAGAAATATATCTTACAATAGAAGTTGAAGTTGCATTAATAGAATCAAGGCTATCGCCGGACTCAATAAGGACACAAGAGCTAAATTGCCGCGTTGGAGTCCTAAGGCCAGCCATAATAGGAGTAGGCAAAGAAATAAAGAATTGAGAAACAGCATCATAAAAATCTTTCACCCACCTTATACGAGTCTCTTTTGGATAATCAGCAAACAAAGTAGCACCAATTAGCATATAAGCTATTTGTGGTGTTTCATAAATTGTTTTAGTTCCTCGGTCTTGAACTAAATACTTACCACGAAACTGCTCCATTGCAACATAAGTAAAGTTATCATCACGACCGTGATTAATTAAAGTATCTAAAATATTAATTTCGTCTTCATTATATTTTTTAAGAATATCTGCATCATATATTTTACGGTCAACATTAGCTTTAATAAGATCTAAAAGAGAAGAAGGTTCGTATTGGCCATATACTTCTTTACGCAGTTTATAGTTAACCAAACGCGCCGCGACGTATTGGTAATTTGGTGTATTTTCTGAAATTAATTCAGCTGCGGATTTAATCAGCAACTCATGAATAGAATAAGCCGGGATTTTATCATATAATTGAATATTAGCCTTTAGTTCAATTTCTGAAATTGAAACTCCAGTAATACCAATAGTCGCCCATTCAAGTACTTTATGGACTTTTTCAAGATCAAATGGTTCTTTTCGGCCATCTCTTTTAGTTATTAGAATTGGTTGATTCATTAATCGCTCCGTTGCTTCAGAGAAAAGTTTTCTATGACCAATTTCGAACAAATTGATCTATGTTATTCTTTACTTTGTGGGTCTATTATATATCAAATTACGACTTTTGTAAACCGCTATTCTGGGTTATCTTGCAAATTATTTTTATCTGCTGTAGCCTCTGAAGCTTCGGAGATTGCGGTTTCGTAATAGACAATAAGTTGGGATTGTTGGTTTATAAATCTGCGAATATCTTGAATATTAACAGCCAATCTTTCATAATCTCGTACTGGCATTGCGATGAATACCACTTCACCATAATTTTTTCTAAAATCTTCAATAAATTTATCTAGATTTTCTTCAGTAACTACTTGAAAGTTTACGTCAGCCATATTAACCGGTTTCGGTCTTGGCTGAATCATAATATTTGGACCTACGTATTCAGTTACTGTTTGAATACGTGGTTCAGTATTAAATGTACTACATCCACTACTCAGGAGTACTAGTGGCAGGAGGAGTAGCGCCGGAGTCAATTTCGATTTGGTCAAAAACGTCTTTAGTTCCATTATTAATTCTCGTCTCAATAAGTCCTGGCTTGCGTAAAGCCAGTCGTGTTAAATCATGATCAGATAAAGTAGCGCGAATCTGATCTAGCCCTACT